GTGGCGCCCCTCGGCCGCCCTCCGAAACCTGCCGCCACCAAGGCGCTCGCCGGCAATCCCGGCAAGCGCTCGGCCTGCGCCGCGGTGACTGCAAAAAAGCTTTCCAAGCTCCCCGCGGCTCCGCGGGATCTTCCCTCAGGCGCTCGCCCTCATTGGCTTTCCATCGGGGGCGCTGCGCTTCGAGCTGGCCACATCGCCGAAGCGGATCTGTTTTTCCTTCGGCAGGCAGCTCTTTTTTCCGACGAGGCGGCGCGCCTGCGGAAGATCATCGATAAGAGGGGGTGGGTCTACGATACGACGACGGACAGGGGCGCACCGATTACCAAGGCGCACCCGGCCGCGGCTCTCTATCACGCCGCGCAGACGCGCCTGTCGAAGGCGCTCGAACAGCTCGGCCTTTCTCCGGTCGCGCGGAATCGGGTAGATGCAACTCCGGAGCCGGAAAAGGACGATCTCGAAGAGCACCTCAGCGAACGGCCGAAGCTGATCGGAATCGACGGGGGCCGCCGCCGTGGCTAAGCGCCGTCCCTCAGGCCTTCCCGGCGAAGACTACGCGCGGGCGGTCGCCGCGGAAGCGATCAACGCCGGCAAGCTGATTCGCCAAGCGAGCGCGCGTTTCCTCTCGGACTTGGAGCGATGGGGGACCCAGCCGAGTAAGAGCCGTTACCACTTCGACGCCAGCCGAGCACTGCACGCCATCAGTTTCATCGAGCGGTTCTGCTGCCACAGTTTGGGCGAGTGGGCCGGCGCCCCGCTGCTCCTGGAGCCGTGGCAGAGGTTTGTGGTCGCTAACCTTTTCGGCTGGATCGACCACACGGGGGCGCGGCGATTTCGCCGCGCGTACATTTCCGTCGCCCGCAAGAACGGGAAAAGCACGCTCGCCGCGGCGATCTCCCTTTACCTGATGCTCGGCGATGGCGAGCCGGGAGCGCACGTATTCGCCGCGGCGACGAAAAAAGAGCAGGCGCTACTCGTGTTCGGCGAGGCCGAGCGGATGGTTCGTCAGTCGCCGTCCTTGAGGGGCCGGCTGGCCAACCCGAAGAATAATCTCAACGACCCTCGTACCAGCTCGAAGTTCGAGCCGCTGGCGAGCGACTACAAGACGCTCGACGGCCTGAACCCGCACGGGGCGAACGTCGACGAGCTCCATGCTCACTCGTCGCCGATGGTCTACGACCTTCTCTCGACGGCCGTGGGCAGTCGGCGGCAGCCTCTCGTGTTCGCCACGACCACCGCCGGCTACGACCGGCACAGCGTCTGCTATCGAGAGTACTCGTACTGTAGCTCGATTCTGAACGGGACGACTACAGACGACACCTATTTTGCCGCGATCTGGGAACTCGACGACGAGGCGTCCTGGATCGACGAGGCGAATTGGCCCCAGGCAAACCCGAACCTCGGAGTTTCGGTGAACCTGGACGACTTGCGGACCCAGGTCGAAAAGGCTCGCTCGCTTCCCTCCGAGGAGAGCGTAGTCCGCCGCCTCCGTTTGAACCAGTGGACCGAATCGGCGGCTCGCTGGCTACCGCTGGACGCTTGGGATGCCTGCGTAGATCCGGACGGTCGAACACTTGAAGACTTTCGCGGCCGCGTTTGCTTCGCTGGGATCGACCTTGCGTCGAGGGTGGACATTGCCGCGCTCGCGCTGGCCTTTCCGCCGATTGACGGAGAGATGGGCGTCTCGCTGTTCTGTCGATACTGGATCCCGGCCGAAAACGTCAGTGCGAGAGTGAAGCGGGACGGTGCTCCTTACGATGCCTGGGTACGCGACCGCAGGGTCAAAGCGACCGAGGGAACGATCATCGATCACGACGTGATCCGTGCGGACATCCTCGATCTCTTGAGCGTCGTTCAGATCGATGAAATTGCTGCGGACCGATTTAACGCCCATCAGTTGATAGCCGACTTGATGAGCGACGGGTTCACCGTGTTTGAGCATGGCCAGGGCTTCGTATCGATGGCTGGGCCAACGCGTGATTTCGAGACGGCCGTGCTCTCTGGTCGGTTGTCTCACGAAGACGATCCGGTCCTCAGGTGGATGATCGCTAACACAGCGGTGCAGCTCGACGCCGCGGGTAACCCGAAGCCGGCAAAGCACAGATCGACGGGAAGGATCGACGGCGTGGTCGCGTCGATCATGGGCTTCGGCCGTGCCGTCACTCACCAACTGCCGGCGAGCACGATCTCAGTTTACGAAGAGCGGGGGATCGAATGGCTTTCCTGAAAGAATTCGGACATCGAATCGTCGAGTTTTTCAGTCGAGCCATGGTGCTCGGGAACTTCGACGCATCCGATCCTTCGACCTCAGTCGAGCGGTTATTCGGAGAGCCGGAGAGTCCGAGCGGAATTGCCGTTACGGAAGACAACGCTCTCACGTACGCGGCAGTTTTCAGCGCGGTCCGAGTCCTGGCAGAGAGTGAAAGCCAGCTTCCTTTTAAGGTCTTTCGCCGCGCGAAGATCAACGGAAGGCTCGGGGCGGAGGAGGCATTCGACCACCGCTCCTATCGGCTACTGCACGACGAGCCGAACCCCGAGAATTCCTCGATCGACTTCCGCGGAATGCTGATGTTCGCGCTCAACCTCAACGGCAACGGGTATGCCGAGATCGAGCGAGACGGCGCCGGTCGCCCGAAGCACCTTTGGCCGATTGAACCGGTGCGCGTTACTCCGCGCCGAGAGGGCGGCCGGATCGTCTACTCGGTGTCGGCGTCGAGTTCGTCCATTCGTCCATCTCCGGCCACGATCGCAGCCGAGGACATGATCCACGTTCCCGGTCCGCGGATGCGTGGACTCAAGGGGCTATCACCGATCGGGCTGCACCGAGAAGCGGTTGCGCTCGGTCTCTCGCTTCAAGCTTTCGGCTCCTCCTTCTTTGGTAACGCCTCGTTCGCCGGTGGCTGGCTAAAGCATCCTGCCCAGCTGAGCCCAGAAGCACGGAAGCGACTCCGCGAATCGATCGAGGCGAGGCACCAGGGACCGCGAAATGCTTTCCGACTCGGTCTGCTCGAAGAGGGTCTAGAGTTCGAAGCAAACACCATCAATCCGGATGACGCGCAGTTCTTGGAGTCGCGGCGGTTCCAAATCAGCGAGATTGCGCGGATCTTTCGGGTTCCGCCGCACATGCTCGCGGACCTTGAACGGGCGACGTTTTCGAACATAGAACAGATGTCCCTGGAGTTTGTCGTCTACAGCCTGTCGCCCTGGCTTGTGCGCATCGAGCAGGAGATGAACCGTAAGCTATTCAGCGAGGGGGAGAAGGGTACCTACTATGTCAAGCACAACGTGGCCGGCCTATTACGCGGCGAATTCAAAGCCCAAGCTGATGCGCTCGCTCTCGGCCGGAACAACGGCTGGCTCTCGGCGGACGATATCCGCTCGATCTTGGACCTAAACCCCATCGGCGCAGACAAGGGCGGCGATCTCTACCTCGTTCCTCTGAACATGGTGCCGGCCGAGCTGGCGGCAAAGGGAATCGGAGCGGCCTCCGGCTCTACCCCTCGCGCGGTGGCTTCGGCGCGCGGCGCTCTTCTGGCCCGGCGGATGATCGATGCTCACGAGCCTCTATTGACCGGCGAGTGGGCGCGCTGGAATCGCCGCCTCCGGGGCGAGCTGGCCGGTCGCGCCCGCGCTGCAGCTGACGTGCCGTCCGCTCTTCTGGCGATCCTACCCACCTATGGGGACATGGAGCCGCGCGCTGTGCGAATCACTGCGGACGTAGCCCTCGCGGCCGCGCGGTCCGCTTGCCGCGCCGTTGCGGATCTCAAAGGCGTGGAACTCGACGAGGGTTCGATCGAGACGTTCGTCCGGGCGATGGTCGAGAGAAGCGTCTCCCTGCGAATCGCTTCCATCCGGAGCGAGATCGAAGCCCACAACGTTGCCGGCGGGGATCTGCCGGCGCTACTTGAAACCCTGTCGTCGCGCGGCGAGGCCCCTCCGGGTGCTGAACTGCTGCTCGATCAACTGCGCGACCTGGCTGCCCAGGTCGGCGAGGAGTCCTCATGAGCCGCGAGCGTCGCATTCACAGTGGAAGTTTTGAGATCCGCGCGGCGCCCGCGCCGGACGGCGCCACTATGCTGGTGGGCTATCCGATCGTCTGGAACACGCGGAGCGTGAACCTGGGCGGCTTTGTGGAAGAGATCGACCCTTCCGCTCTGGACGCCCTCCTTGCCGCCGATCCCGACGTCCGGTGCCTGTTCAACCACGACGACAATCTCATTCTGGGCCGCACGCGATCGGCAACCCTGAAGCTCACGAAGGACCCGCGCGGGCTTTATATGGAGTGTGCGCTCGCGGCGACGCAGATCGCCAAAGACGTTTCGGTCTCGATTGAACGGAAGGACGTAACCGGTGGCTCTTTTACCTTCAACGTCGCGCCCGGCGGCGCGCTCTGGACGGAGGACCCGGAAACGGGCGTCCTGGTCCGTCGCGTGTTGGTCATCTCCCGTCTCTGGGATGTCGGGCCAGTGACGTTTCCCGCGTACACCGACACCGAAATCGAGGCCCGGTCGGAACTCGACCAAGCGCGGGGAGAGGTCCAAGTCTTTCGCCGGATGAAGGCCGAGGCGCGGGAAAGAGAGCTGCGGCTCGCACAAGTCTAAAAAAGCACACAGCCTGTAGTGGTGCGTTACCCTTGCGTCACCACTACAGGTTGTAGTAGTGTTTTTGAAGTCAACCATCACGGGCAGAGCCGGCGCACGCCTTTCGGGGTCCGACGACCGACCAGCTTGCCGATCTCTCCCGGGTGACCCAGCCGCGAACGTCCGACGACGGGGCGCGCAGGGACGCCGAGACCGATTCACCACAGGTGAACGGTCGGCGGTTCCTGCGCGCCCCGTTCGCGTTTTCCCCGCCGACCTCCGGGAGAACGCTATGGCGAAGAAGGCGACGGAGCTACTGCAGGAGCGGGCGAAGCTGATCGAGGATGCTCGCGCTCTGCATACGAAGGCGGACGCCGAGAAGCGCGAGCTGACCGCCGAAGAGAAAACCCAGTTCGACCAGATGTTGAAGGACTCGGAGGCGCGGAAGGCGGACGCTGATCGAGATTTGGCGTTGGAGCGTGCCGAGCAAAGCTTGGAAGCCGGTCTCGGTCGGCGGACCGAGCCGGACGCCGGCGACGATGATCAGGCGATCTTGCGCGCCGAGGAACGGTCCGTGGATCTGGCCGCGGACCGGAATCGCCGTCTGTCGCCCAAGGAACGGGAGGAGCGCAGCGATTTCTCCCGGTGGCTAGCGACCGGCCGAGCGCAGACGCTTCAGGTCGACAACACCAGCGCGGGCGGCGCGCTGGCCGCGCCCGTAGTGGTCGTCAACGAGCTGATCCAGCGCGTCGACGAGATCCTGTTTTTCCGGCAGCTCGCCACGGTTTACGGCGGGATTAACGGCTCTCTCGGCGCGGTCTCTCTGGATACCGACATCGACGATGCGGACTGGACGTCCGAGCTCGCCACGCCGCAGCCGACCGACCTGAAGCTCGGAGGCCGGGAGCTGAAGCCGAACCCTCTCTCGAAAGAGATCCGGGTTTCTAACAAGCTCCTCCGCACCAGCCAAATCGACGCCGCCGGGCTCGTGTTGGGGCGGCTCGCTTACAAACTCGCGGTTCCTCAGGAGAAGGCCTACTTCGTCGGCACGGGCAGCGGTCAGCCTTTGGGCATTTTTACCGCCTCCGCCAACGGCGTGCCGACAACCCGCGACGTCTCCACTGGGAACACGACCACGGCCGTCACGATGGACGGCCTCAAGGCGGCCAAGTACGCGCTCAAGGTGCAGTACTGGTCGGAGGCGGGTTGGCTGAATGGAACCGACCTCGCCTTGCAAGTCGCCACGCTGAAGGACACGACGAACAACTACCTCTGGCAGCCGAGCGTTGTGGTGGGCGAGCCGGATCAGTTGCTCGGATTTCCGATGCGAATTTCCGCTTACGCCCCGGCAACCTTCACCGCAGGCAAGTACGTCGCCGCGTTGGCTGCGCTGAAGTCCGGTTACTGGATCGCGGACGGGCAGACTGTTGAGATTCAGCGCCTCGATCAGATCGAGGCTCGCAACAACCGAACCGTGTTCATCGCTCGCACCGAAGTGGACGGCATGCCGGTCCTTGCCGAGTGCTTCGTCCGCGTGAAGTTGGCTCCGTAGGACCCCCCACGAACAACGACTCAATTTTCGGAGGCGACCGAGACCAATGAACAGCAGCACGACGAATCTTTCCGTCTGTGTCGGCGTGGCGCAGGCGATCACTCCTACCGCCGGGGCGGCTGGTACCTCGGCGATCAACGGCGGCTGGTTCGACATGGCCGGGTTCCGCGGCCTGCTCGCCCTCATCACGTTCGGGGTGATCACCTCGACGGCCGTCACCAGCATCAAGCTCCAAGGCGCAAACCTCGACGATCAGAGCGACGGCGCCGACCTGGAAGGCACGGGGCAGACCATCGCCGACACCGACGACGGCAAGACGTTCTACGTGGACCTCTACCGGCCGCTCCATCGCTACATCCGACTGGTGGTGCCCCGGGGCACCGCTAACGCCGTCGTGGCCGAGGCGCTCTACGTCGGTTACGAGCCGCGTGTCACCCCGACCACGCACGGCACCAACGTGGCTGGAGAGCTTCAAATCTCCCCGGCCGCAGGTACGGCCTAGGGCGATGCACATTCGCCAACTGCAGGTCGAGGCTGGGCCGGAGGGCGTTGTGCTGCCGGGGAGAGAGCGCGACGTCCCGGACGACTTCGGCGCGGCGCTTATCGCTTGCGGCGCCGCGGCGTTGGTGCCGGCGCCGACGGTCAAACAGGTCGCGAGCGCTGAGGCAGCGGTTGAGCCGCCGGCCGCTGAAGCTGCGGTTGAGCCTGGTCGACCGGCAAAGCGGAGAGTTCGGGGCTGATGCTCGAAGTCGTCACCCCTGCGCCGGGTCGTGCCCTGATCTCGTTGGCTGAGGTCAAGGCGCGACTCGGTGTGTCCGGTGACACGCAAGACGCCGCGCTGGGATTTGTGATCGGCGACGCCTCGGCGGCGATCGAAGGCTTTCTCGGTCGCGACCTCGCCGCACAGGGATATCGGGAGACCTTCGAGGGCACGAACCGAACGCTTTTGCTCGCGTCGCGCTGGCCGATCGAGACGTCGTCTCTTGTGGTGACAGTCGATGAAGCGGAGTTGGACGACGTCTCCCTGCGCGACGGCTCGGTGCTCTTCCGCACTTTGGGTTGGCCGATCCGATCAGAGGCGGAGTACATCTCGGCCGACTACTTCGCCGGTTATCTGCTCCCCGACCAGGTCGCGACCTGGACCGCTAGCGTGGCCGTGGGTCTCGGCGCCTGGATTCGGCGACCCACTGCGAGCGTGCTGCGCTACGAGGTCACGACGGCCGGCACGTTGGGCTCGACGGCACCGATCTGGGCGAGTGAGACGGGGGAGTCCGTGCCGTCGGGCACCGCAGTACTGACGGCGCGGCAGGTGAGTGAGCTGCCAGACCATCTCCGAGCGCTCGCGTACCGCGAAGTTTGGACGCGCTACGCCGCGCTCTCGAAGGACCCGAGCTTCAAACTCTCCTCGATCGAAGTTGAGGGAGTCAGAGAGACCTACTTCGCCGGAAGCTCGGCCGCTACCGCCCTCGATTCCGTGGTGCTCGCCGGGCTGGAGATGTGGAGGGCTCCCCGGTGAGCTTTGCGGAACGCGCTGCGGCGCTCTCTCGGCGGGCCGTCTCTCACTTCGGCGGTGATGCCACGGCCACGCTTCGGCGGCGCCAGGCGCTCACTCTGGGCTCGACGGGGGGCAACACCCTGGCGCTGGCCATGGTGGGCACGACGACGGCCGGCGCGGCGTCTCTCCGGCTTTCTGGTAGCGGTCTCTCCGGCTCCGTCTTTGCCGGTGGAGAGTTGAGCCTGCTGGGCCACGTCGGGCCGTACACGATCACTGCCGATGCTACCGCCGCGGCCGGCGAGCTCGTGGTGTCGATCGCGCCGGTTCTCGAAGCGGAGGTCCCGCCGGCCACAGTGGCGACCCTTGCCGCCTCCGTCGAGTTCGCGGATATTCCGGTCCTCGTCGGCGCGACCATGGAGCACGAGAACGCGGACGGCGTGATGGTCGCCGCGCAGCGACTCACCTTCCCCGCCGTCGACGGCTTTGCCGGACCACGGGTGGGCGATCTCGTGCAACTGGGTTCGCGCACGGACACCGTGCTCGAAGTCACGCCCGTCGACTCTGGTGGCGGTCCCTCGCGCTGGATCGTGATGGTGGGGGTGGCCCGTGGCAATTAACCGGACCTTCCCCGGCATGGGTGCCTTTGGGCGCGAGTTCCCCGGGATCGCTGCGGACCTTCAGCGGGCGCTCGCCCGAACCGCCAAGGTAAAGCTCGGCGAGGCCGCAGAAGCCCAGGTGAAGGCGTTGACTCCGGTGGGGGGCGAAAAAGACCGACACCCCGGGATGCTCAAGGCGTCCTGGCAACGCCAAGCTTCCGGAGCCGACAGCGCGCCCGAAGTGATCGGCAGCGATGCGCCGCACGCACGGGTGATCAATCGCGGCCGGAAGCGATCGAAGACGATCAAGGGCCGCGAGAAGCGCACCCGACGGAAGGGCGCTAAACCCGTAGCGAACGGAAAAATGATGGGCTCGCCTCTGGCCCGGGGTGGCATGACGCGGCCCGCGGTGCGGCTGATCATGAAGCGTCGCGAGCAGATCACCGCGCAGATCGTTGCGGCCGTCGAGAGCGGCTCCGGGGGCTCGCGATGAGTCTCGACGGCTACGTCGAGGAGTGGGAAGTGGTCGGCGCTGTGCTGGCTGGCTGGACCGCCTGCCCGGTTGAGCTTCCGAACTCGGATTTCGTTCGCCCCGGTCCGTCGGCCGACGGGACCAACCCGGCCACATGGATCTCGGTCGAGATCGAGGACGCCAACGCGCAGTTGACCGACTTCGCGGGCGGCGAGCAGGTGGACTGCATCGTGGCGATCTCGATCTACCAGCAGCGGCGCACCGGGACGCGCCGGCTTCGAGAGCACGTGCAGGCCCTCCGCGCTCTGTTCAAGGCGGCGAGCACCGAACAAACCGTTTTTCTCGCGCCCGTCCTCGGCAACGCCGAGACGGATGACGACTGGTATGCGCGCACGTTGCGCGTGCCCTACACCTGGTTCGTGGACTAAAGGAGGTCGCCTTCGTGAAAGCCGTCGTTCTGACACAAACCTGGAGCCGGCATCGCCCCGGGGCGGTCCTCGCGATCCTCGGGCGCAGCACGGACGGCGACGGCGTGGTCGACCTCGCTCGCGCCGAGCAGCTCGTGGAGGACGGCATCGCCGAAGCGCGCCTAGAAGAACCGGAAACGACCCCCTGCGAAAGCTTGGCAGCCGCGCGGCCGGCTAAGAAAGGTAAGCCGAAATGAAGTCAATCCTCACGGATGTCTCTATGCTCTACGGCGGGCTTGACGTTTCCGGCTCCTCAAATCAGGTCGAAGTCATGGCCAGCACCGCCGAGGATAGGGTAACAAATTTCGCGTCGGGTGGATGGGAGGAAGTCCTCGGAGGATTGCTCTCAAGCGACGTTAGCTTCGGTGGATTCGTCGAAACACCCGATCCCGACCTGACGATCTGGTCTCTTCTCGGCCTTCCGGCCGCCTTCACGTTTACCCGCACTCGGCCGGTGGCGATTGGTGACGTTGGCTACAGCTCAAAACCCGTGCAAACCAAGCTGACTCGGGGCTTGGTGGTGGGCAAGGCTGAATCGTTCAGCCTGAGTGCGAAAGCGTCCGGCGCCCTGGTGCGCACGCTCTGCATCGACACTGCCGTTGTGACGGCCAACGGCAACTCCACGCCGGGCGTAACCGTGGGTGCCGCGGCGGCAGGCAAGACTCTCTACGCCTTCCTGCATGTCCTCGCGAAGTCAGGTACCGCGCCGACGCTCGATCTCGTGCTGCAGCGCGATGACGATCTCGGATTTCCTTCCGCCCTCACGGCGATCACCTTCGACCAAATGTCCGACGTCGGTTGGCAAGTCAAGACGCTGGCCGCCGGGGCTGGAATCACAGACGGGATTTATCGGGTCAACCGCACCGTGGGCGGCACCTCGCCCTCGTTTACCTATCGACTTTTCGTCGGCATCGCCTAGGAGACATCCATGTCCAAGCGCATTGTCCTCAGCTCCCAACTCGGCCTCGGCGGGAATGACCTCGCCGCCCAGGTAAACGAGATGACCCTCGAAATCTCCGCAGCCGAGGGGTCCACCACAAACATGGCTTCTGCCGGCTGGGAGGAAATCCTCGGCGGTCTCAAGTCCTACTCGCTCAACGTCACCTTTAAAAAGGATTCCGCCTTCGACCTCGACGCCTACCTCTGGGGCGCGCTGAACACGTTGGTGGCCTGGACTGGGAAGGCTCAGGACGCCAGCACGTCGAGCACTAACCCGCTGTGGGGCGGCAACGTGCTCGTGAGCAAGGTCACTCCGATCAGTGGCTCGCCGGGAGACATTCACGGTGCGCAGTACACGTTCAAGGGGTCCGGCGCAATCACGCGCGCGACCTCGTAAGAAACCGTTTCTTCGTCGCGGGGCAAACGGGCGCGGAGAAGGCGGTTCTCCTGCCTGGAACAGCCCAGCCGGCCGAGGCGCTCCGGCCTTCCGGCACCCGCGGCGAGGATTTTTCTCGAAAGGAGAAGCAACCGATGTTAAGGATGGAAGAAAGACTGGCCTCCGTCGCCGCGAGCGATCTCGTAGCCGACGCTTGGAATCTCGGCGCTCGGTTCGAAATTCTGTCGGACACCGATCCGGCGTTCCGCGCCGCGCAGCAGCAGGCGCTTCGGTCGAATCCACTCCTTCGCAAGACGATGAAGATCGTTGCGAGGGGCGAGCAGCTGAAGGCCGCGGTCCAGGCCTCGAAGCAACAGCCGCGGTTGGTGAAACGCCTCGGAACTGTCCAGGTCGAATCGGCGGCGGAAGCGGCGGAAGCCGACCAGGCGGAGGAAGCCCGGCGTCTCGAGAGCGAACGGCGGCTCGAAGAGCGGCTCTTCGAGTACGCGGACCGAGAAGATCTCACGGACGCCGACCTCGACGTCATTTGGAACAGCAACGCGGACCACGTGGCCCTGCTCATCAGGAAGGTGATCGAGCGTGACGAACAAGGCCGCGACGTCGAGATCACCGATCGGAAGGACATCCAAGAACTTCTGCGCTCGGAGCAGTGGGTGGGCTCCGGGATGCCCTTCTCGGGCGAGCCGGGACCGGATGGAATGACGCCGGGCCAGCCGTTCGGCCGGGCACTCCAGCAGTGGATTCTCGCCGAGGCGGCTCGGATTACGCGCGATAACGCTGCCACCTCGCGAGGAGCCTTGGGAAACTCCGTGCCGTCCTCGGCTGGCGCCTCGGCCGCTGGGGGCGGCTGCGAGACCACGAGCGCCGCGAGCTAGAGGCTCAGCTCAAGGGTTTACAAGATGCCGGTGCCGAGGGAAGTTGGGAAGATTTGGTGGGCGAGCTGCTCGGGGAAGAGGTCCCCGAGCCGTGGCCGTGCAACTCGCTCCCCATGGAGAGCTATCACCTCCTCGCGAGTGATGCGAACGGCTCCGCGCTCCTCTCGGAGGGGATCGTGATCCTGCGCGAGGTGCACCAGATCTCGGATCCCGGTGTCGTGGCGTATTGCCTTGATGCCTGGCGGGAGATGGACGGCATCCTGCGCGAGAACGCCAAGCGTGAGGGCGGCGGGTAGTTGGCCAAGTTCAACATCGAGATCGCGATCGGCCTCAAGGGAGGTGGCTCCCGAGAGGCCGAGGCCACGTTCCGGGCGATCGGCGGCGGCGCGCTGAACGCACAGGTGCGGGTGGCCGGCTTGGAGGGGGTCGTTGGTAAGTTGCGCGGCGCCTTCCTCGCGTTTGGTGGCCTGGCGTTCCTCGGTCGCGTGATCCGCGAAACCTCCGAAGCAGAGGATTCTCTCGCCCAGCTTCGAGCCAGCGTCATCAGCACCGGTGGTGCCGCCGGCCTCACCGCGGAGCAGCTCGCCCAGATGGCGAGCGAGTTCCAGAATGTCACCCGATATTCCGACGAGGCTGTGGCCGGCGCTGAAAAAGTTCTATTGACCTTCCGGCAGATCAAGGGCGACAACTTCAGAGATGCCACCGCGGCCGTGCTCGACATGACGGCCAAGCTGGGCGGGGATCTGGAGAGCCGAGCCAAAGGGATAGGGAAGCTCCTGGAGGGCTCCCTCTCTGGAGCGCTCAAGCTCGGCATCATTTTCACCGACGAGCAAAAGAAATTGATCAAGACCCTGTTCGACACCGGACAGGCGGAGAAGGCCCAGGCCATCATCCTCAAGGAACTCCAGGTCGCCTTCGGCGGCAGCGCCGCGGCGGCCCGGAACACGATGGGCGGCGCGATCGATTCGCTCAAAAACCAGGTGGGCGAGCTGTTCGAGGCGATCGGCGGGGAGCTGTCGCCCGTCTTGGTAGGCCTCGCGAACGATCTCCAGTCCGCCGCAACGTCGGCGGACTTCACCGCGCTGGCGCGGGAGATCGGCCAGGATCTCGCCATTGCGATCAAGTTGGTGGCCGAGGTCTCTAAGTTTCTGATCTCCAACGTCGCCCTGCTTCGAGTGGGCTTCGAGCTGTTTATAGCTGTGAAAGCCGCTCAGTGGCTATATGCCTTTGTCGTAGCTGCCCGCAGTGCCATTGCAGCGAATGGAGTACTGGGCATCGCGATTACCACTCGTGCGGCGGCAACAGAGGCGGCAGCTTTGGCCGAATTGGCCTCCGCTCAAGCTGCCGCCGCGGCGGCCCGTCGCGTGGCCATCAAGACGATTGTCGTCGGCGAAGCGGTACTCGCCGTGGGCGCCATGACAGAGGCCGAAATTGCCGCCGCGATCGCCATCACCCGCACTGGAACCGCGCTCGACCTGACCAACCGGAAACTCATCGCCCACGATGCAGCTGCCGCGAAGGCTGCCGCCGCCAACGTGCGCCTGGCCGAGGCGCAGACCGCCGCGGGCACTGCCACGGCCAGGGCCGCCAGCGTGGGTGGGCTGATTGGCCCTTTAGCCGGCTTGGCGGTCGCCCTTGCGATCGTCTATGCCGGAATGAAGCTTTATATCGCGGCTGTAGAGAAAGCCTACGAGGTCCAGCAGAAAGAGCTGGCGAATTCCGCCTCGCTCTTCCAGTACCTGGATCAGCTCCGCCAGCGAAAGGCCGCCCTAACGGCCGAGGAATACGGCTACGCCGACGCAATCAGAAAGAGGGTCGCCGTCGAGTCGGCGGCGGCGAACTCCGATGCACTGAAAGCGCTTTACGCCTTGAACAAGGCGAAGAGGGAACTGGCCGCCAACGGCCCCCCTCGCCCGGACGCCAACGCGAGTCTGGCGCTCGGCCCATTAGGCCTTCTAGCTCTTCAGGCGGCTCAGTCGCGCAAAGCGTCTGCGGAGATCGACGGTCTGTCTAGCGCCTACGAGGATGCCAAGGGGCACGCTCGCGAGCTGGGGCAGCAGAGCGGTCTCTTGGAAAAAGAGCTAGCCCGCGTGGGCCACACCGCCGCGAAGTCTGCCGGCGATACCGGCGAGTTCACAAAGGCCCAGGAGAAGGCTCGCGAGGCCGTCCGCAAGATGATCGCCGATCTCCAGCGCGAGGCCGCCTTCAAGCAGAAGGAATCCGTGGCGGCCGGAATCGGACCTGAGGCCGAGCGCGCGTTCGCTCGTCTGAAGGCTATCGCTGAGGAGGTGGAGAAGGCGCGCGAGCGGCTCGCCGATCAAGGACTCACGCTTGCGCCGAAGGACAGGGAAGAAATCGAGGAATGGACCGGGGCGATGTTTGATGCCGTAGAGGCGACTAATCGCGCCCGCGCAGGGGCGGACGCCCTGCGTTCACGCCTTGCCGAATCGGACGTGACGCTCGCTTCTCTTTCGGTCAGCTTCCGAGAGAAGCTCGGCGAAACCCTGGAGCAATGCTCCGAAAGAATTGCGACAACAGCAACTGAGATTCGTCAGCTGAAACTCGCTCTCAATACAGCCTCAGATGGGAGCGAGGAATACGCCCATATTCAAGCAAACCTAGCGGAAGCTCAGGCAAAATATACCGCCGCGCTCGGCCGGCGCGTCGCCCTCGAAGCGCAGGCCGCCCGCGGTGTGCGAGCGGCCGTCGAGATCAGCTCGAAGGCGTTCTCCAATACGATTGCCAAAATTCACGAGGAAATCTCCGTTCTCGGAATGTCCTCCGATGCCGCTCGTCAATGGGCGATCGATCACCAAACCACGGCGGAAGCGGTTCGGATTGCAAACGACAACCTGCCGGGAGAGAACTTCAGCCAGCGATGGTTGGATGCCGTAAAAATTGCCAAGGGAGCGCTGCTAGAGCTGGCAAACGCCGAATACGCGAAACAGATTCACGAGCACCTAGTAGAGCCGATCAAGCAAGCCGGTGGCCAGATGCGCGACAGCCTGGTCGGCGCGTTCGCGGATTGGGTCACCGGTGCGAAAGTTTCGGTCACCGATCTTGTGAAGAGCTGGCTTGCCACCTGGGCGCGGGCGATGGCGGAGTGGCTCCTTCGGTGGACCGCGGTTCAAGTCAAGGCCGCGGCCGTCTCGCGCGCCGCAAAGATCGCGGGCGGATCGGGCGGCGACGCCGGAGGAGGAGCACCGGCGTGGTTCGGTTCTGGCACCGCCGGTATTGGGTCCGCGAGCAGCTCCGGCGGTGGCGCTGCTGCTGGTGCAGGTGCCGCGCTCGGAACGGTAGCCGTGTTCGCGGCGATCTATCTGGGCGTCAAATCGTGGATTGGCACCCATCGGCGCGAGTGGGCTGAGCTGACGATCGGCGCCGGTTCGATCGGCGCGGTGAGCACTCTCGGTTCCGGCAAGAGCGTCGAATCGTTGGGCAACTTACTCTCCGGATTCGTCGACAACATCCGGGCCTTCGCCAAGGAATACGACGCGCAGTTTCTCAATCTCCAGCAATCGATCACGGTCGGTTCCAACGGCCAAGGGAAGGACAAGACCTACTACATCAAGATGGCGGGCGAGATCGTGGCGCGGTTCGGCAACGACGCGCAGGAAGCGATGGAACAAGCCCTGGTCCTCGCTCTTCAGAACAGCGAGTTTCGAGGCTTGTCGCCGCTGGTAAAGCAGGCCCTGAAGGCAAGCATGGCGAAAACCGCCGAGGCTCTTCAGAAAGAGATGTCGGCGTTCAATGAGATAGCGAACCTGGGCGTACCGGACACCATCGTCCAGATTCGCCAGAACGCCGCTCACCTGGACGAACTTCGGGCGGCCCTCTCCACGCTCCGGGAAGTGACCCCGGCGGTGACCCAGGGGTTCGCCGACCTCGCGTCGGCAGAGATCTCGTCGCGCCTGTCCGCCCGCGACGCCATCACCGGCCGCCAGCGGACCGCCGCCGAGGAAGCGCAAATTCAGGCGGCGCAGATGCGCGCCTACAACGCGGACTTGGTGCTCCGGCGGGCCAACGTCAACGTCATGGTGCTCGAAGCCAAGGCGCGGCTCCTCGAATACCAGTCGCACGCGCGCCTGATTGGTGGCGGCGGCGGTGGAGGGAGTGGGTTGGGTGGTCCCAACGGCAGCGGTCTCAGCGGTCTCGGACGGGCCTTCGCCTACGTGACGTACATCGTAGGCACCGCGGCGGCGGTGATCACCGGCAGCGGCGATGCGATGCTCGACGCTCTCCAAGCGCAGCTGGGCGCGCTGGAGGATCTGGCGAACTCGCTGAACGAGATTCAGCTGATCGATCCCGGAGAGTTGATACCGCGCGGCGGCCGTAACGGTGGGGGCGCCGGTTCCACGGTAGGTGACGATCGCCAGCAGGTACGCGACTTCCTGAAGGCTCTCGACCTCAAGAAGCTCTCCGCTTTCGGGCAGGCGCTGGCCGAGCTGAACAAGCAGTTCGAGGAAGAAATCAAGAACGCCCACGGCGACGCGCAGCTGCTCGACGAGCTGAACAGAAAACGCCGGGAAGAGATCGCCCTGCTCCGCCAGCAGGCCACGCAGGAGATGTACGGGAAGATCAAGGATTTCGAGAAGAACCCGTTCAAGCAGTCGGGCTTCTCCGACGCGGTCGCCGAGGTCCAGGCGAAGGCCGACGAGCTGACCGCCGAGTTTCTGAAGAACGCCCACGACATGGGCTGGAGCGCCGAGCGGATCGCCAGGGGCTTGGCCCGAATCGACGCGGCCGAGGAGCGGCACCTCCGCTTCCTGAGCCAGCAGGCCTTTGGCGAGCTCACCGGCCAGCTCGCCGAGATCATCACCGACGACAAGCTCCGGCAAGACCTGCTTCGCAACCAAGAGATCATCACCTTCCAGCTCAAGATGGTGCAGCTGCGTGCGGAGTTTGAGTTGGTGAAGAGCCTGGGATACCTGACGGACGCGCAAGTCGGCATCCTTCAGGAGGGCTTCGACTGGATCAACGCCCACGCCGACGATCTTCCCGGCGGGAAGAACTGGCACCCGCCGGGACCGCCGCCCCCGCCAGGTGGCGACAGCGTCCAAGAGCTTTACGCCCGGCGTCTCGAGGAGGCGGCGCAGGCCGCTCGCGAGGCGGCGGACGAATTCCGTCGGTCGACCGAAGAGCTTATCCGTGGCCGCGATTCGTTCCTGTTGGGCAGCAACTCGCCACTGACGCCGGCCATGCAGTACGAGGAGGCGCTCCGCCAGTATCGGGAGAACCTGGCTCTCGCTCTCGGCGGCGACATCGACGCGCGCAACCGGTTCAACGACCTCGCGAACCAGCTCCGCGACGTCTTCCAGGGCGCCTACGGCTCCCAGGGGATCGAGAGCCTGATGCAGCAGGTGCTCGGCGACTACGCGCGCCTGATCGGGTCGCAGTCCGGGACCATCTTCGGAAACGTTCAGGTCGGCGGAAACTTCGGCGGGCGTGGATCCACGACGGGGACCGGCACGGGCGGCACGGCGCCACCGATCCAGCCGACCGGCGGCAACGTGGGCTTCAGCGTCACGCCGATCGTGCTGGCGATCGACACGCACCGCCGGCAGGCCGCCGGCGACGCGGCCGAGCTTCTGACCGAGCTTCGGGGCTTCCGGTCGGATGCTCAAGTAGCTCGAGGGGGACGGTAGATGAGCGTGTTCGAAGATCTGTTGGCCGATCCGTACGCGAAGCGGGAGTTTTTCGTCGAGGCCGAGCCCTGGGACGGCGCTGCTGTGACCACGCTGCGATTCTCCAGCGGCGGTTTCACCACAGAGCCCACCGACTCGCCGGCCAACACCTATTACGAGGCGAGAGTTCTCCAGCCGTACCAGTTGCGCCGGAGCATGTTCGCGCCGGGAAAGATCGGCGGTCTGGCCCAGCTCGACTGGGGAGAGATGATCTGGGATAACACGGACGGAGGCTTGGATTACCTCCGCACCTACAGCTTCGACGCCCGCACGATCGTGGTCAAGATGGGCGGCACGCTATCGAACGGTACCCGCCTCACCTTCGCGCAGGCGGGCGTGGTGTTTAACGGGACCGCCGACGGCGACGCGATCGTGAGCGACCGCGAGGTGCGGCTACGCCTGCGCGACAACCTTTTCAAGCTCGCCACGCCGATCCAGACGCGGAGCTATTCTCCGCAGTGCCTCGCCTTCGCATCCGACACGGATGCCGTCGACGCCAGCGACAGCACCCTCCTCGATCAGATCGGCAGCTACACCGTCGAGGGTTGGTTTTTCACCGCGGACATCACCACGGCCGGACAGCGGCTCGTCACGAAAGACGACGGCGGCGACGGGTGGGGCCTGTCTCTGTTCGACGGGGGTAGCGGCAAGCTCACGTTTTACAACCGCGCGTTCTCGACCGTGAGCCACTATTCGACGGCCGTCATCAAGGCTTCGACTTGGCACCACTTCGCCGGTGTCTACGACCACTCGGATCACAAGGTGAGGCTCTACGTCGATCGCGTCTTGGTGTACACGAGCGGCACCCTCACCGGCGACCCACCGGGGAATAAAGGCTGGCTGCTGATTGGCGGCTCTGCGCAGGGCGGCACCTACATTCGCGGCCGTATTTCGAGCGTCTCGGTGTGGAGCAAGGCTCTCTCGGCGACGGAGGTAGCCGACTTCATGTTCGCCCGCCCAGGCGGCGCAGAGGCATCCCTGTGCGGACTCTGGCGAATGGATGAAGGCACCGGAGCGACGGCGGCGGATTCGGGTCCGAACGGCCTCAACGCCACGATCACCGGCGCGACCTGGGAAACGAGCGCCTGGGCGCCGGAGAGCGTCGCGGGCACCGCGATGCCGTTGACGTATGGCGAGGTGCTCTCTCTGGAGCCGCGAGCCGTCGACCTGGCGCGGCGGATCTACCAAGTCCACGACCGCGCGGTCAGGAAGTTTCAGGAGGTCCGGGACAAAGAGTTGCCGCTCTATCCCCCTTTCGCGCTCACGTCGACGTCGATTTCCTTCGCCGGCATGACGATCACCTGCGGCTCCTCAGACGACACGTCGTCCCTGGTACCCGGCCAGATCGTCACCCTCTCGGGCTCGGTCGCGAACAACGGCGACAAGACGGTGGCGACGGTGAGCGCCACGAGCTTCACCGTCACGACCTCGCTCACCACGGGCTCGGCCGGGCCGAGCGTGACCATCGTCACCAAGGCGGGAACACTGGGCTGGACGCAGGATCTGACGCGCGGCATCTTCCAGTTGACCGCCAACCCCGTGGGAAAGGTCACCTGTTGCGTACGGGGCGACGCGGGGGACAGCGGGTACGTCAACAGCACGTCGACGGTGGCGCGCCGGATCGTCACGCGCCACGGTGGGCGCACTGATCCGGACGGGCTCGGCACCGATTCGTTCGACGCGTTGGAGGTGGCCAACCGCAGCGCGATCGGGATCTACATCGACGGCACGAACCCCGAGGCGACGACGCTGGACACGCTTAGCGAAGTGCTCGACGGGGCTGGCTGCTATCACCTGATCACCCGCGCGACCGACCTCTACCAGATCGGCCGGTTTGAGGGAGTGCCGGCGTCGCCGATCACCGCATTCGACGCGTCGACGATCCTCGGCCCGTTCGAGGTGGTTCCTCAAGGCCTGCCCTTCTGGAAGGTCCGCGTGGGCTGGGGCCACAACTACGCGGTGCAAGGGCCGCAGGATCTCGCCGGCACGGTGAGCGCGGCCCGGTACCAGTTTGCGACGGAGGAGTGGCGCTACGCCGAGGAGAGTGACGCCTCGGTGAAAGAGGGCAACCCCAACGCCCGCGTCCTCACCGTGCTCACCAAGTTTGTGACGCAGGCGGTGGCGCAGGCCGAGGCGGTGCGCCTGCTCGCGATCTGGAAGGTGCGGCACGACATGTACAAGGTGCCGGTCAAGTCGGCCGCGCTCTCGACGGAGATCGGCCCAGCGGTAACGGTCACCCGGAGTCGTCTCGGGCTCGACGCGGGCGCCGATTTCGTGGTCCTTGGATTCGAAGAGGCCGCGGCCCCGCTGCGGGTATCTCTGGAGGTGTGGAAATGACCGTTCGGGCTATGCGCTTGGGTATCAAGAACGAGTTCGACAACGTGCCGCAAACGGCCGGCGGCCCGGGCTTCTCGGCGGGTCTACCGTCAACGAACTTACAGAACCGACGGATCAAGCTCCCCGGCCGAACGGTACCCGCGGTGGGTAGCTGCTGGCCCTCGGACACGGCCGCGCTTCGCTCCTACGTCGGTGGACCGTTCACGACAACGGGCCGGCGGTTCGACCTGTACGGACTGCTCAACGTGGTGCCTTTCGATCTCTCTCCTCTTCGCTTCCTGCGCGCCTTCCGCGTGCGCCACGCGGAGACCGGGACGCTGGGTACCGACGTCTACCGCGCGGCCACTTCGACGGCCGGCGTGACCAACCTCTCCGGCGGGGTGGGGGCCCTGGCCGGCGACCTGTTCAAGATCAGCCAAGCCACTTGGATGACGGCGACGACGCCGGCGTCGACGATCGCCGCGAGGTTCCAGTTCTCGGGCACGCCCGCCCTGAAGACGGGCACCGGAGCGAACCTCCAACGGTTCTACATCACCGTCCGCCGGCCGCCCGGCATCGCCGCAGCCACGATCACCGTCGAGCTGTATCAGAGCGGCGTCGCCAAATCCACGCTGATCACGGCGCAGGCCGTCTCGGCCGACAACTCGACCGCCCAGACGTTTCTCTGCACGTGGAACGCGTCCCTGCTGACCACTCCCTCCGCCGCGGCCGGTGTCGAGTGCCGTGTGACCTCCGGCACGGCCGGCCTGCAGGTGGGCCTGGTCCTGTGGGTGGCCGAGCTGGCCGGCCTGGCCTACGACCCGGGGGAGGAGGCGTGGGTCTATCCGGCCGACACGGGCATCTACGGCACGGGCGGCGACCTACCGAGTCACTGGATTCACGCCGGCGCCTCGCCGATCGCCCCGGTTGTGGGTCACTCCTACCTGATGGAATTCATCATGGACTGGGCACCGGGAGCCTATTTTCAGGCGGCTCGCGCCTGGTGCGGTCAGGCGTTCATTCCCAGCTACTCGATGGACCTTGACTACAAAACCCGCGTGGTCGATTCGAGCGTCATCTCTCAGTCCCTGGACGGAACGGAGTGGGCGGACGTGAAGACACCCTGGCGCGAGTCCGACGTGACGTTGAGCAACCTGACCGAGACGGAGGCCTACTCAGGGCTGTTCGAGCGGCTGGACCGGAGGAAGGGAGTCACCGGAGATGTGCTGTTCGTGCCGCAGCCGGACACGCCGGCACAGTTTGTGAACCAAAACCTCTACGGCCGGGTGTCCTCGCTGGGCACCGTCGAGGGGACCGGATTCGGCGCTGGGGAGCTGCGCTTCCGCCGCTCCTTCACGATAAGGGAGGCGGTATGAGTCACATCGTGTGGTTGTTGATCGGGATCGCCTCGGTGGGGGTCGCGGGCTATCTCGTCGTCGACCGGCTTCGACACCTTCGGGGCCGCTGATGTCGAGAGTCCAGGGCAAAGAGATTCTCTGGTTGATTGCCTCGCTGCTCGCGGTCGCGGCCGGGCAAATGGTGGGCTGGCCCACCTGGTCGCACGGCGGAACGCCGCAAGCCGTTGGCGCGCTCCTGCTCCAGATCGCGGGAGCGTCCGCCGCATGGGCTCGGCCGCGTCATCCTCTGCCGCCGCCTCGCCGGTACCGTCGGTCTCTCCCTGTGGTTGCTGAGGACTGAGGGGGGGCCGACCCAGTGTCCGAGCCAGTGAAAGCGGTCTGGAAGGGCGGCCCCAGTTGGGACCGCCTCGTCGCGATCGTGGTGGAAGGCGACCGGCTGAGGCTCCGTGGCCGCACAAGGGGCGGCGACTTCGAGGTCACGCGCGTCGACTTCGAGCACGCGCAGGTGACTTGGAGGACGTCGAAGAGGGTTCAGCCGCGGCGCCCCAACAACATCGACGACTGTTACGACCAGCACACCGACCAGTATTCACCGGGCTCGGTAGTTCCGGTCTGGATGGGCGAGTCGTGATCTTCACTCGGTTGGACCCGCGCGCGACCGATGTCGTGATGGTGCTCGGCGACGGCGAGCCGCAAGGGCCGCTCTCGGCGATCGTCTCGATCGACACGGACGCCCGGACCATCCTGTTCGAGAAGCGCGAGCGCGGCCGGACGGTGCGCGACGAGCGCGGTAAGCCCGTCGAGTACACGATCCACTTTCAGCGCTGTTTGCACGTGATCTTTCAGACCGAACTGGACATCGACCGGCACTGACTGAACCTGCCTTCCTGTCTAGCTGCTGTCCGGTGCTCGGTTGGGGTCCAAAGCACACTCCGGTGCATGCCCTTGCCGAAAATCGATCGCGCCGCCCTGCTCCGCGGATTCGCCGCGGTGTCCCCCGGTGAGCCCCGCGAGATCTGCCGCCGCCAACTGTGCCTCCGCGCCGCGGGCGGCAAGGCGGATCCGGCCGTGCTCGCTCCACACCGCGGGAACCCCGATCACCTGGCGGAGAACGCCGGCAGCGGCAACTGGCCCTGGGTGGCCGCCGCGGCGCTCGACGACTTCGATTGGCTCGCCCGCGCGATCTCGCACGAGCAACGAACCGGCCTCGGTGGCGTGGAGGGCGGCAGCTGGGGGTACGGCGCCGACGTGGTGGCGGCGAAGGTCTGGGCGCTCGCCCGGGCGCGGTCGATCGACCATCCGGTGTGCCGCGCTCTGGGCGAGAACCTGGCGGCGCAGTGCGCTCTCTTCGCCCTGTCGGCGGCCCCGTGGCCGCAGCGCTCGGTGGTCGAGTGCAGCAACGACGGCCGCGGCGGGATCGACTACGCGACGATCGCCCGCGGGATCGGCCATCCGTTTTACTCGGGTCTCTACTCGACGCTTCCGCCTCCGCGGCAGAACGCCGACTACACACCTCGCTTTTCGGCGGCGCTCTCGTGGGGCGTCTTCGGCGCCGGCCGGTGGACGCGCCTGGGCAAGTGGCGCGATGACCAGGTGAGCACCCAAGGTGACTGGCCGCTCCGAGTGATCGAGCTGGCGCTCGGCCGGCCGTACGGCGCGCCAAACGTCTCGACGTTCTTCGGACTGCCGGACGCGGACGCCGAGTCGCTCGCCGGCATGCAGGGGGAGGAGCGCCTCGGCGACGTGGCGCTGCGAGTTCTCGGAGCTTATAAGCCTTGGGGGACGCTCACGATCGCGCGCGGCGCGAACGAGATCCTCTCCTGGGTGTCGGCCGGCTGGTCGACCTTCAAGCCTCACGTGCTGGCGGTGGGGCGCAACTCGGAGGGTGACACCACGCTCGCGAGGCCTCAGGTCTGGCGGAAGGACGGCGCCTCGAAAGGGTTCACGCGCCGCGAGGGGGAGCGGATCTTCTGCGCGGCCGACGGCTCGACGGTGATTCTCAGCCTCCCCGAGGGCGCGCAGGTCTACGAGCTCGCCGGAGCCACGGTCTCATGAGCGATACGAGATTTCGACTCACGCGGTTCCAGTTCTCGGCTACGTCGACGATCGGACGACTTTACCTGCCGGACGTTCCGGGCGGGGTCTACACTCTGGAGGACCGCATCCGGCCGGCCGGAGTCAAGGTCCCGGGCGCGACAGCGATCAGTGCCGGCAAGTACGAGGTGGTGCTCTCGTGGAGCGCGCGCTTCGGGTGCGTCCTGCCGCTCCTGTTGCGGGTGCCGAGTTTCGAGGGCATCCGGATTCACGCCGGCAACGCGTCCGTCGACACCGAGGGCTGTATCCTGGTCGGCCAGGCGCTGGCGATCGACCGGGTTGTGAACTCTCGGTCCGCCCTGGCGACGCTGCTGCCGCGCCTTCAAACCGCCGCGAAATCGGGCAAGGTTTGGCTCGACATCACCGAGGAGCCGGCGGGCGCCGAGATGGCTCGGATCTACGAAGGATTGCGAGAAGGGAGGATGCCGTGACGAAGCTTGCTTGGAAGGTCATCCACCATGCGGTGGCGCATCCGCTGATCGGTCTGTCGATCGGCCGGCTCTGGGCATGGAGGTTTCACGATTACACCTGGCGACGGGCTTGGCCCGGTGAAGAGCACGCACCCAATCGAGAGACGTTTGAGCTTACGACGGAGAAGCGCGCCCAAGACACGCGGGCCTTTCTGGATTCATGGGACGAAGTCCGCGAGCTGGCGGTGGAGGTTTGCGAAGTGGCTGCGCTCTACGTGACCACGGGGGCGTAGCGGGGTCGCGGGATAGGGTGGAGAGGGGCTCCTCATCGAGACCTAAGCTTGTGAATCCAGTCTCTGACTTCCGAGGATTCGCCCATCTCTTCCTGCTGTTTCGCGTACTCGGCCCTTACCCTGAGGTTGTATTTGTGCAGACCTAGGGCGCCGATCGCCGCAACACCAAGGATAATCAGCCATATCGCCAACCTAGAGCCAGTGCGGCCATTCGGCGATCTGGCGCCGGCTGGTGGAGCAATGCCACTCCGACAAAACCGGCAAATCACCGCCGCGTCTTGAATTTCCTCAGCACACTGCGGACACCTTTTCATTTGCCACCATCCTCCGGCTGTCCAGGCGAAAATCTAAACGCCTAGTGGCAGCGCTGTCCTGGTGGATCTTCGGGCCAATAACTCAATTCCGCTAGGGTTCTGTCCGATTCATCTAAACTGTTCCATATGTTGTTCTCCCCTCCTCCCTTTCCGCAGGGGCACTCGGGGCAGTCCACGCCGGTCTGAACGTAAAGCGCGAGATCCTGAGCCGCTTCCTTCACCAGTCGATCGGCACAGGGGTTGCCGCTGTACGCTCTAACGGCGAAGCGCCAGACCCCGCCGCCTAGCTGCTCTCGGGATAGACTGAACGCCATTCTCACTTTTCGTTCGTCTGGAGGGTTGTAGGTTTCTAGCAGCTCTGTGTCGATCGTTTGGAGTCTGAAGTCGCTGCACCGCACGATCCACGCTTTCGCCCGCGACCAAGCCTGATCGCCTTTGTCCGCCGGGACGTTGAACGTGGTCTCGGTTTTGTCGCGATCGCGCATCCAGACCCCTCTCGGTGAGAGCTGCACTTCGGGAGGGGTCGCCGCGGTCAGCAGCATCGAAGCGGCGGCGATGGCAAGAACTCGCACAGACGGGGAACCTCCACGGTCGCGGGTTTTCGCGTTTCATATCACATAGGGTCCTGTCGCCGGACCCCGGTCGCACTGTACTGATACCGCCGCTCGCCCGGTGCGCCGTGGCGGCGCACCGCTATGGCCGGGCGGTCGTTGGAGGTAAGTTATGTTCCTGCTCGCCTGGATTTTCCGCGCCCTCAGCATCGCCGATCAACGGCGGCCCCTTCCGCCGATGGATGAGGAGGGGTGCAACATCGACGGCAACGGCCGCTGTAACCCGTAACGCAGGTCGCGCCGGGGGCGCATGACCGGCTCCCGGCCGTATTTGGCGCGCAGCTTCACCGGAAACCGCAGCCAGAAAAGCCGCCCCGACAATTTGGCGTTCCGACATCTGGCGAAGTATGAAGACGGCAAATCCAGCCTTCGCCAAACCGGTTCCGAAGAGGAGACGGTCGGCCTTGAGACATTCTCTCCGGCAGGCTATAGGGCTTCCAGCGAGGTGCTCAACTGCGGCAAGATCCACGGTGACTAGGGCTGCGTCTCGATAGAGGCCGTGTTCAACGAACGCTGATCTGGCCTGATGCATGATCTCGCGGGCACCAGTGGTTGCGCCTGTAGACGCGGCCAGACGTCCCTTCACCCAACTCAAGCGGATCAGGCCCAACGGACCCAGCGCTTCCAGGAGGGCCGGCTTTGAGACTATTGATAAGATCGCATCAATGGCACCGGCAAAATCGCCACAGTCAGTAAGGGCTGATGCTAAATTTTGAAGCACAACTGCTAATTCGAAGGCTGTGGTCGCTCCTGCGAGGGCAGATTCGAACACTGCTGCGGCCAGCTTTGCTTGGCCGCCGGACTGTAGAACGCTCCCAATCTGGCGAAGTTCCGCTGCGGCCGCGACGTGATCGCCCTCAAGCTTGCGAATTCGGAAGGCGCTGGCGAATTCGTGGATCGCGCCGCGATAGTCATGGCGAGCATGCGCAAGGGAGCCTTTGAACGAAGCCACGAGTGAGCGCGTGGCCGCGAAAGAACTCCCTCCAACAATTGCGTGCCTTTCAGCGATCTCCAGTTGTTCGGTCGCCCCTGATAGGTCTCCCGCGATTCGCAAAACATTCCCAAGCGAGCCGTGCGCTCGCGCCCGGAGATCTTCAGTGTCCTGCGCGGATCGGCCCAGCGAGCTGGCATCGGCTAGGAGTACTGCTCGGTGTGCATAGGCGCGTGCCTGGTGAACATCTGAGGTCCGCGCTGCATTCGCGAACAACAGGAGGCGTTCGCAGTTTTCTGCGCGCGACGCAGCGCCGGCTCGGCCCTGCCTCACCGCTTACCCTTCTTCTGCGCGTCGCCCTCTTCCGCGGCTGGCGGTCCGAGCACCCGGTCAATCGCGGCAACTACGTTCTTCTGAAGATGCGGGCTTGGCCCCAAGCTTACTACCCCAGCATCGCGCAGCACCCTCAATAGGCCAGTGCCGAACTCGGCGCCCAAGCGGTCCAATTCGGCCTCAGTGCTCGGTGGTGTCTCGTCGGCCGCAACAGTCTCGACCTTCTCTGCTGGTGGAGATTCCAGCTCCGCGCCGAGGTCAGAGACTGTCTTGCCCATAGCATCAAGCAGCTTCCCGAGACTCAAAAGGCTAGGGACCGAGCGCCCTGTCATGTAGCCGCTGACCAAGGATGCGTGTAGGCCAGCGCGCTTCGCCACAACCTTCGACGGCAAGCCGGTTTGAGCGCGGAGCGCAGATAGCGCCTCGTGGAGATGCGCGAAAGCGTTCATTGCAGGCAATTTAAGCGCATTTGTTTCCAGGATGTCAACTTGCCGCGCGAGAATGTTGACAAGAGAGCATTGTCTCTGTAGTCTTTAGCGCATGGCAACGCGCACAATGTCCAAAGGGCAGCAGGAACTCTGCGATCGGCTCCGGGAGAAGGCCTCCAATGCGCTGGCGAATGAATTAGGGATCTCCCCCTCGTACATGTCGAAGCTCGCATCGGGAGTCGGAAGGCCTTCCGCCTGTCTCCGCACTCGAATTTTGGAGGTTCTGGGCATCCGGCCGGAGCACTTCGACAGTGATCTCCGTCGTGTTCGGTGCAATCCGCGACCGACGCTCCGAAATCGCACCGCCGCCGCTCGTCCACGGCGGCCGTCTCGAAAAAAGCCCGGCTTACCAATCGAAGTGAGAGCTGCTGCCTCATGAGCGGCCCGGCGAACCGTCCTCCGGTCACCTTCACCCTGGGCCACCTGTACAGGATGGACGTTCGGCAAGGCCTGTTGGGTTTCCGAATGACCACCACCTCTGACGGGGAGGTAGAGATCGGCTGGTCACGAAGCGCGAGCGGGTGGCCGGTTCCCGACTCTGGAGGCGCGGCGAGTCCTCCTCCGGCTCGCCGTTCTCTTCTCCTCCGGCCGGCAAATTCGGCCGCCGTGAGCAACCTATGAGCGGTCCGTCGGTGATCGACCACGCCAACGTGTCGACGATCGTCTGTCCTTCTTGTGGAGACGAGTACCTTCCGGAATCTCCTGAGGTCGCGGTTGAGGACGGCGGGGTGGTGTCCTGCCAGCTCTGTGGGAAGCGGTTCGAGGTCGAGTTGCATCTGATGTTCACGACGCACCCGGTGCCGGATGAGGCGGGGCTTGCAGAGGACGACGAACGATGAGCACGCCGAGCATTCCGACCGGCGAGCGCCCCAGGCCAATCTTTTGGCCGTACGCGGTGGCCGGCGGCGTCCTGTACAGCGTCGACTTTGAGGAGCTGCCTTGGCGGCTTCTGGGAACCGAAGGCCCTTGGTTCCTAACCGGTCGAGAAATTCTGGCCTCGGCCACGACTCGGGGGTACGGAAACTACGGCGTCGATCACGGGATAGAGGTGGGCGAGCTCGTCGGTCTCTCAGCCGACAACGCTTGGTTGTGGTGGCTCCACGTCCGGACGGCCGTGGCCGAGGAGCAGGAGACCGATGGTCGCTGGATCGCCACGGTTTCAGCGCTCCCCGGCGTGGACGCCTACGGCGAAACACCCCAGGAGGCGGTTCGCCGCGTTCAGGCACTCGCGCTTGAAGTTCTGGTCGATCTTCAATTGCGGGTGAGGCGGTGATGCGCGTGGCTTCGGGTGCGCTCACCACCGAGGCTCTTGCCTACTTGTCGGTCCCAGGGTCCTCGCTGGACTACGCCTTGGGCGGCCGGTTCTGGTTCGTGGTGTCGCCGGGCCTCCCCCTCCGCGAGGTAGACGGCCGCGCGGTGGCCTCCCTCCTACGGTCCGAGCGGCTCAAGCCCGCGACGCAGCTCCATTGGGATGAGCTGGCCGGTGCTGTGGTGGCCCGGACGGCGGCGAATCGGTGGTGTCTCCAGTGAGCGCGCGTTCGTACCTCCGCGTGCTCCGTCTTTTCGCTCGCATCGTGGGGCGGGAGTGGGAGGGCGTTCGGCTTGGGGTTGGTGTGGCCTGGCAGATCGCCGCGGGGGTCCACTCGGGGCCTGATCGTCTGGCGGGCATGCCATGAGCGCGGCAGGTCTCGTTGTGGACTTGTTCGCCGGGGGTGGTGGGGCGAGCACAGGAATCGAGGCCGCTCTCGGCCGCGCGGTTGATCTGGCGATCAACCATGACACCACCGCTTTGGCCGTTCACCGTGCCAACCATCCCGCCACACGCCACCTCGACGCGGACATCTGGGAAGTCCGCCCGCGGCAAGCGACAGGGGGGCGGCCCGTTGAACTACTTTGGGCGAGTCCGGACTGCACCCACTTCAGCGTGGCGAAGGGTGGAACTCCTCGGCTCCAGAACATCCGGTCCCTGGCCTGGGTGGTGACCAGGTGGGCGGCAGAAGTCCGGCCCCGCGTCATCATCGTCGAGAACGTCTCGGAGTTTCGGGGCTGGGGGCCGCTGTCGGCGGACGGCCGCCCCGACAAAGCCCGGATGGGCGAAACGTTTCGGCGGTGGCTGGCCCGTCTCGAAAAGCTTGGCTACGCGGTCGAGTACCGGGTCCTCGACGCCTCGCGGTTCGGAGCGCCGACCCGGCGGCGGCGGCTGTTCATCGTGGCCCGATGCGACGGGCGCCCGATCGAATGGCCGGAACCGACGCACGGCCCGGGTGCCTTTCCGCTGCGGACAGCGGCGGAGTGCATTGACTGGTCGATCGACTGTCCCTCGATCTTCTCGCGGAAGCGACCGCTCGCGCCGAAAACGCTCTGGCGGATCTTTCGAGGCATCAAACGATTTGTGCTCGAAAATCCGCGGCCGTTCATCGTCAAGTTCCGCGGTAACGCTCACTCCGCCGACAGCCACGAGCCGTTGCCAACTGTAACTGCCGGCAACGGCTCGCGCCCCGCCGGAGCTGGACACGCGCTCGGTCTCTGCGTTCCCACGCTCGTAGGCGTGGGCGGGCGTTCGGGTCTATCTCCGGCGACGTCGCTGGGCGTGCCGCTCGGAACGATCACGGCCAAGGGCGACCGGGGGCTGGTCATTCCTTCCCTCGTCGAAATGAATCACGCGAACGCCCCGCGCTCAGTAGATGAGCCCCTCGGCGTTGTGACGACCCAGCACAACCGTTTTCAGCTGGACGCGCCGCACCTCCTGCAGGTCAATCACGGTAGGGATGAGGCGCGCGTAGAAGGGGTAGTCGAGCCCCTGACAACGATTTGCGCGGCTCGGCGATCGCACGCGCTTTCGGTGGCCCACCTCTCGCGCCAATTCGGGAAAGGGATCGGATCATGCCTCGCCGAGCCGACGCCTACCGTTATGCCTGGCGGGGGTGGAAAGACTGCTCTCGCCGCCGCGCACCTGGTCAAGCTCCGGGGCGATTGCGTGGGCTCCTCGCTCGACGAACCGGCGCCGACGATCACCGCCAGCGGATTCCACGTCGGCGAGGTGCGCGCATTCTTGACTGCCTACTACGGCGAGGACGGCACGGGCGGACAGGATCTCCTCGAACCTGCTCGGACGATCACGGCGAAAGCGCGCCTCGGGCTCGTGACGGTCGAAGGTGTTGACTATCAAATCGTCGACGTAGGGATGCGGATGCTCCAGCCGCACGAGCTGCTCGCCGCACAGTTCGGAGCTTTCGCTAGCACCTACAACCTGACCGCTGCGAAGAGCAAGGCCGCCAAGGTCCGCTTGATCGGCAACTCGGTCGCTCCCGACGTCGCTCGCGCGCTGGTCGCTGCGAACCTCGCCGACTGTGCGGAAGAAGCGCTCGAGGAGGTCGCATGAGGCCGCCGACCACATCCACGCCTCCGGTCTGGATCGTCGCGGTGCTGGTTACGGTCTGGAGTGCAGCTCTGTGGCAAGTCGCCTGCGCCGATCCGGCCTCGGCGCGCACGTCCTCCCCGATCCCCTGGGAGCGCCCGGCCTGGGGTTCCGGAGAGATCCACGGCGACGGCTTGGACACCCGGGCCGAGATCTTGGCGAAGCGGTGCGTGGTGCGGGCCTGGGCTCCGAACCGCCGCACGGTGTTGGTTGCGGTCTGCAAGGACGCCTACAGCGGCGAGCGGGAGCTCCGCCTCGGCACAGGCTGGCAGATCGATCACGAGTACCCGGCGGCGACGGCGTGGCGGTCTCGGGTGTGGCGAGACCGCCAGGGCCGGCCGTGCTCGCGCGCCAAGCACGCCGCGGCGTGCTCGGAGTTCGTACGGTTCTTCAACGACGTCGACAACCTCGCGATCACCACAGCGGAATCGAACCGACAGAAATCCGACCGCGGCCCAGGGGACTGGTGCCCAACGCTCCGTGGCTCGCGCATCGCGCTGGCTACTCGGATGCTCCGTACGGTCAACCGCTGGTCGTTGCCGCTCTCGCACTCTGACCGCTCCGGTCTCGTTGCCTGGTCGCGCGGGGAGTGCCTGCCGCGCGCGGCGGTGATCGGAACCGCCGCGCAGTAGGTCCCGGACAGTCGACGGCAGTCGCTATCGGGGCGGCTACCGCGGACCGTTCGACAACGGAGGATGTGTGATGACCGCCACGCGTTACTTCATGGCTTGGGGACCGCCCCATCAGGGGCACGCGATCTGCGAGGGTAGGACGGAGGCCGAAGCGCGAGCGGCTGCTCTCCTGATGTTTCGAGAGACCGCTCCGGATGTCGAAGCCGTCGAGATCGACCTGGAGCCCGTGTCCGTCACGCCACTGAGATTCGCCGGATTTCGGCGCGCTTTCTGGTTCGCCGTCTACAACATCCTGGCCCACCCTCTGCTGGCCACGCGCGCGAAGTGGGCGGACCGGTTCCACGACTGGACCGGCGACCAGATGGGGCAGGACGAGCTTCTCGAGGAGGCTGAGTAGTGCTCCTCCCGCTGAATCACCCGTGGGTGCCACACCTGCGGATTGTTGAGGACCACCTGGTGAGCGCCGAGGAGGTCAACGCTCGGGCGCACTGGTGCGACGTCCGTAGGGGGTTCGCATACTGCTACCTGATGGGCCAAAGCGGGCGGATTGAAAGCGTCAACGGGGTCGTGCCGTCCGAGGAGGTCGCCGTTCAGTTATTGCCGCGCCCGGACGCTCCGTCAGAGGTACATGGGGCGGCCGTCCGAATGGCCTATCGGGCCTACCAGATGAGTCGGTCTATCCCCGCCCGCTTTCGCCGGATCGAAAACCGCAAAAGAACCCAACTGATCAACGCGCTCCGCAAAGCGATGCGGAGAGCCGAGTACTTGGCCGCTCGGGATGGACATCCGCGTCCGCGGTGGAAATGGGGGCGACTGCCCGCGATCGTCGTTCCTTTCTGACCTCTAGAGCTTTCAATTTCCGAAGGGGAGAACCATGCCGAAGGCGCAGCGCGTACCCACCACCAAGAAGGCGAAGAAACCGGCCGCGGCAGAGGCGGCTCCAAACCCCGAGGCGCCCTTCTTCGAGCACGACTTCGCTTTCCTGCGATCGACGGACAAGAACGGCCGCTCCTACAACGGCACGTTTCAATGGCCGCTCGTCGTCGGTGCGCTTGTCGAAGCGCCAGATTGGGACCCGAAGCCTGTGTGCGGAGGCGGACTTCATGGGCTCGCATCCGGTCTAGGTGACTGGAGCCTAATGGCCGCCCCGTCGAACCCCGATCATCTCTGGTACGTCTGCGGAGCGAAGCGCTGTGAGTCGACCGAGCTCGGCGATGGGCAGAAAATCAAGGTCCGCAGGTGCAGGGTGCTGTACGTCGGAAACTTTGCAGGGGCGATGGAGCAGATCGCACCTTTGGTGACGTCGGCGATTCAAAAGTTGGTTGCGGACCGCACGGGAGCTTGCACGCTTGAAGGTGAAACGGCCACCGGCTACAGTGGCGCGTCGTCGGCCACCGGCGACAGGGGCGCGTCGTCGGCCACCGGCGACAGGGGCGCGTCGTCGGCCACCGGCGACAGGGGCGCGTCGTCGGCC